TTAATATCAGCTACTAGATGGATTGATAGCTTTGTATTTTATGGAGATAGATGTGATGATGGACAGGCATTGAAATTTCCTAGAAATAATTATCAGGTAGATGGAGTTGAACTAGCTTGTTCTGCAATTCCAAATAATATTAAATATGCAGAATATGAATTAGCTAGAGCATTGGCAAATGATACTGGAGCTATTACAGGAACTACTGGTAAAGATGGTAATTTTGAAGAAGTTGCTCTTGGTGATCTTAGGGTTAAATATAATACTGAAAGTCAGGGTACAGGATCAATAAATAATATTTTAGATGTTTACCCGTGGTTACAAAGTTATCTTGGTGCGTATATGCTTGGTGGAGCAGGTAGTTTTCAAATGAGGGTAGTTAGAGGATAATGGCAGGACAACTAGACAGTTTATTTAAAAGTGTAGCTAAAAGTGTTGTTGCAACTTTAGGAGATTCTTTAGATCACACTATTACTTATACAAAGAAAGGAGTATCTAGTTACAACGTAGATACAGGAGAACAAATTACTGTAGATACCACATACTCAGATATAAAAGTACCAATATCTTTTGTTAAAGCAGAAGAAGAAACTGGTCAAGAGATGAGATTAGCAAAATTATATATAACACCTGATCTTATTGGTAGTAACCAAGTAGATATGGATGATGAAATTACATTAAGTTTTGGCGGATCAAATAGAATTGCACAAATAGTAGATATTGATACTAAAAAGGGTGGACAAACTTATCTATTTACTGTTTTGGTGCGGTTCTAATGGCAGTAAAACGATTAAAAGATTTACCTAAAGATTTAGATAAAAAGATTAGCAGAGGTTTTAATGCTTTTATATCAGAAGTTCACGCTGAATTGTCAAAAGAAGAAAATATGCCAGTATGGACAGGTTTTTTTGCCTCTAGCTGGAAAGCATCAAATACTCCTGTTCAAGCTAACCATAAGGTAGAAAATTATCAACCCTGGGCAAGTATAAAAAGAGAACGTAGTTTAGATTTTTTTGCAAGACGAAAAGCAGGGCCTCCTTTTACAAAACAAACACGACCTGAAAATCCTGAAATTAATCCAAGATTTCCAGTAGGAACAGGTAATAAAATATTTAATTATAGAAAGTCAGTTTTTATTGGTAATAAAGCTATATATTCTCAATATGTTTTAGAAACTGGGAAAATTCAAAATTTTATTGCAGATGATTTACCTAAATTATTAAAAAAGAATATGTCAGACAAAGGTAAACTATTTATAGGAACAAAAGCATCTGAAAAAACTTCAGGTACTATATATACAGGATTTGAAGGATGACTTTAGTAAACACCAGAGCAGCATTTGAAAAAGCAATAACAGACAAGGTTTCAGACGTTGATCCTACTGTTTCAATGGTTTATGACAATGTACATTTTACGACTCCTGGAAAAACTAAAAAATATATTTTAATGAGTCTAAATTTTACTCAGTCAACTTTGCAAAATCAAGGAGCATCTTCAGATTATTATGCAGGAGTTATTCAATGCAATGTTTACGTTCCAAAATCCAAAGGTACTTCAGTTTTATCTGAAATATGTGAAGCGGTTATTGATGGGTTAACTTCTGTAAATGCTTCTGGATATACAGATACTTTCAGTTGTAAACCTAGAGTATTAGATATTAATGGCCCAACTCCATTGGAAATAGAGGATAGAAGTCATTTCATTGGAATAATATCTTGTCAATTTTCAGCAAACGCCTAGTATAATAGAATAGCAATCTAATAAATTTATGGAAGCAATAGAACTTCTCAAAAACAAATTTGGTGTTCAACAAAAATATTTGTATGAATTAAAAGATGGAGAAGAAACAATTTTAAAGATTTATTGGAATCCACTAACTATTGCAGAAAGAGAATCAATCGTTGGGATGTCTGGAGATTCAGGAACTAATGATGACTTTGCATTAAATCTTATGATTACAAAAGCATTAGATAAAGATGGTAAACGATTATTTCAAGATGGTCATAAGGCTTCCTTACGAAGAGAAGTAAACGCAGCTACTTTGCAAGATATTCAACTTGCGATGTTGAACTCTGGTTCTGAATATAAGATGGAGGAAGCGAAAGCAGATTTAAAAAGCTAAAAACGATTGGTTTTTTATGTTTTTTTTAGCATCAGAGCTAGGAATGACAATAAAAGAACTTACCAGTAAATTAACGCAGGAAGAATATATAAATTGGCTTGCTTATTATGAGTTAAAGAAAGAATATGAAGATAAGGCTTATGAAGATGCAAAGAAAAAATCACAAGCAAGAAAACGCTAAAAGCGGTACACTAAAATAAAGTTTTGTTTTTACTGTGGCCGATTACGGTGTAAATATAAATTTAAGAGTTAAGGGGCAATCTGGTCTTGATAGATTAAATGCAAAGGTAAAACAATTAACAAGGAGTGTAGATGATATTCGTCAGATAGACATAATGAATCCTCGTAACACAGGAGGTGCAGGAGGGGCAGGTGCTCGTAATGATTTAAAAAAATACACGCAAGACATGGAAGATATTGTAAAAAGTGTCAATAAAGCTCAAGGAGCATTTGGTAAAACAGCTAATGCTCAGTTTGCAGTATCAGATGCTTTAGAAGAATATACAAACAATTTAGAAATTGGAACTAAAAAACATAAAGAAGCGTTAGTAGCAACAAATAAACAAAATTTAGCGTTAGGTCGAGAAACAATTTCAATTACTAAAAATACAGAAGCACAGATTAAAAATAACAAAGCACAATCTCAAGGAAACAAATTAGATAAATTTAACAATAAAAGTACTGGAGCAGCTTTAAAAAGTGGACTTATTTCTGGTGCGTTCCCATTGTTATTTGGACAAGGTTTAGTTGGGGGTGCTGCTGGATTTGGAGGAGGATTTATTGGAACGAAAATGGGTGGTCAGATGGGAGGTTTTGCAGGAGGTCTTGTCGCTACTGCTCTCTTGCAACAATTAACTACATTATTTGCAAAATTAAATGAATTAGGTGGTGCTTTTGATGAAATAAATCCAAATATAGACGCACTTACAGTTTCATTAGGATTGGCTGGAACAGCAGAAGCAGAAAGATTAAAATTTATAGAAAGGACTCAAGGTGCTCATGTTGCTTTAGCTATGGCCACTGAAAAAATGACAGAAGTTGTAGGTAAAGATGGAGTTGAAAGTTTGAAAGAATTTGCAGAAAGTAGCCAATTATTAGGCAATTCATTTAAAAAATCAATGCTAAAAATTCAAGTTGCTATGGTTGATCTTTTTAATGCTATAGGAAAATTTGTTCCAGGTGCAGGAAAAGCTCAAAGTGTTGAAACTGCTAGACTAGCAGAGCTTGGAGGAGCAGGAAAAGATCCAGTTTTACAAGGTCTTATTGCAAGACGAGAACAGATTAACTCAGAATTAAAAGCAATTCAAAAACAAGATCTTGATAAGACAATAAAAAAAGAAGCTCTTGGAGCATTTAGTTTTTCTAGTGGAGGGTTATTTCCTTCTCAAATAACTCAAACTGCTGAAAAACAAATTGATGAACAACAAAATAAAGTAAATTTAGAATTAAGATTAAAAGGTTTAAGTGATGAAATTGATAAAAGAACAGAAATTTTTAAAACAAAAGGAAAAGAGGTTGAATTAGATCAAAGAAGGCAAAATATTCTAGATGAAGGATTAAAAAGTATTACAGATCAAAATACATTCTTACAAAATCAACTTTTATTAGGACAACAAGGTGCAGAGATTGAAAAATTAAAAGTTGAGAAGGCAAAAGAAATGAAAATTGCGGTTGAAGATCTTAAACCTTTACAAGTTAAACAGATTGAAGATGCTGTAAAACTTAGAGATGAATTAACAAAGTTAAATGATTTATATGGAAGTATTGCTTCAACAGTAGAGACAGGTTTAGTTGATGCGATAGAAGGTGCAATAAATGGTACTAAAACTCTTGGAGATGTTGCTCGTAGTGTATTTACACAGATCCAAAGATCGCTTCTTCAGTTTGGAGTCAACTCTCTTCTCAGTAGTATTCCTGGGGTTGGACAGTTTTTTAGAGCAAATGGTGGGCCTGTTAGTACTAATAAAAGTTATATGGTTGGAGAACGTGGTCCAGAAATGTTCGTTCCAAATGCAGGAGGTAGGATAGTTTCTAATGAAAATCTTGCTGGAGGATCTACCAATGTAGTAGTAAACGTAGATGCTTCTGGTTCTTCTGTTGAAGGTGACGAAGATCAAGGTAGAGAACTTGGTCGTCTTATATCTGTTGCAGTACAATCTGAATTAATACAGCAACAAAGACCTGGAGGATTACTTGCATAATGGCTACATTTCCTTCAATAAAACCTACATACGGACAACAGAAAAGATCCGCACCAAATACTAGAACAGTTCGTTTTGCTGATGGCTATGAACACAGAATTTTATTTGGATTAGCACAGCATCAGAACCCCAAAATATTTAATTTTACTTTTAATGTTTCAGAGACAGACTCAGATACCATAGAAACTTTCTTAGATGCCCGTGCAAACGACTCTGATAGCTTTACATTTACTCCTCCAGGGGAAAGTTCATCTTCTGAATTTGTTTGCGAAGGATGGAGCAAATCTATACCATATAACAATAGAGCTACTATCCAAGTTACCTTTAGACAAGTATTTGAACCTGCCTCCTAATGTCAGTATCAGCAGCAGTATTTAGTGATTTACAGTCAATAAATCCATCAGCGATTATTGAATTATTTACGCTCCAATTATCTACAGCATTACATGGTGCAAATACTATTTATCGTTTTCATTCTGGAAGTAATTTAAATGCAAATGGTCAGATAGTTTGGGCTGGTAATGCTTACCTTAGATTTCCAATACAGGCATCAGGTTTTGCTTTTCAAAAAGGGCAGTTACCTAGACCTAAAATTATAATTAGTAATGCTACAGGATTAATCTCATCAATACTTTTATCTGTTAATGAAACTACAACTGGTAATGATTTAACAGGAGCTACTGTTACAAGAATCAGAACATTAGCCAAATTTATTGATGCTGTTAATTTTGCTGATGGTAGTAATCCAACCGCAGATAATACAGCAGAATTTCCTCAAGAAGTTTATTCGATTGATCGTAAAGCAGCAGAAACCAGAGAGATTGTTGAATTTGAACTTGCTGCTCCCACGGATCTTGCTGGAGTAAGGATTCCCAAGCGTCAGTGTACTCGATCCATATTCCCTAGTATTGGTACGTTTATTCAATGACTTGGAAAGATAAAGCATTACTTCATGCAAAAGACCAAGATCCCAAAGAATGTTGCGGATTATTACTAAATATCAAAGGTAAAGAAAGATATTATCCCTGTAATAATCTTTCAATGACAGATCATCAATGTTTTATTATCGACCCAGAAGATTATGTAAAAGCTGATAATACAGGAGAAATAGTTGGTGTTGTTCACAGTCACCCCATCACCCCACCAAATCCTAGTCAAGCAGATAAAATTAGTTGTGAAGACAGTAATTTACCTTGGTATATTGTTAATCCAAAAACAGAACAATGGGCATATTTAGAGCCATGCGGATATAAACCTCCATTATTAGGACGGCAATGGGTATGGGGCATTACTGATTGCTGGAGTTTAGTAAGAGATTGGTATAAAGAAGAAAAAAATATACAACTAAAAGATTGGGATAGACCTACAACTCCACAAGAGTTTTTAGAAAAGCCATTATTTGAAAGTTGTGCATGGAGAACTGGTTTTAGAGAATTAAGACCAGAAGAAGCATTACAAGATGGAGATGTATTATTAATGTCAATATTGCATCCAACTTTAAATCATGTAGCATTATTTTTTGAAGGAGATGTTATTCACCATTTAACAGATAGACTATCTTGTAGAGAACCTTATTCTGAATGGTTGTTAAAATGTACTGGTAAAAGGTATCGCTATGCTTCGTAAATTAAAATTGTATGGACAATTAGCAGAGTTTATTGGACATAAAGAGTTCGAGATAAAGGTTAGTAGTGTTTCACAGGCAGTAAGTTTTTTAATTCATAATTTTCCAGAAGTAGAGCGTTTTATGAGTCCAAAATATTATCAGGTAAAAGTTGGTAATTATGATATTGATGAGAACGAAATATCATATCCTGTTGGACAGGAAGATATACATTTCATTCCAGCTATAAGTGGTGCTGGTAGAGGATTTGGAAAGATATTATTAGGTGCTGCATTAATAGGAGCATCATTTTTTTCTTTAGGCACTTCAGCAGGATTAGGTGTTGGATTTGCTAAAGGATTTGCAAAAGTTGGCTTAATTCAAAAAGGATTAGCTTCAATAGGTTTTGCACTGGTTCTTGGTGGTGTTTCTGAATTATTATTTCCTGTTCCAGAACCTCAAGAGTTTAATTCTGAAGAAGATCCACAATTATCTTTTAATTTTAGTGGAGTTCAAAATACATCAAGGGCTGGTACTCCCGTTCCAATAGTTTATGGTGAAATAATTACAGGAAGTGTTGTAATAAGTGCAGCGATTGACACTAATCAGGTGGAAGCATGACTGACGAAACTAAGATTATTAGAGGATCTGGAGGACCACCTGCCCCACCCCCACCTCCTTATCGTGCTCCCGATACTTTACATAGTAGAAGTTTTGCTACTGTTCAAGATTTAATTTCTGAAGGAGAAATTGAAGGGTTTGCTAGTGCTTCAAAAGAAGGACTTACAAAAGGTACAACTGCATATGACAATGCAAGTTTAAAAGATGTATTTCTTGATGACACTCCAATACTTCAGTCAAGTGCTACAAGTGCTAGTCCTGTTGATACAGAGTTTAATTTTCAAGATGTAACTTTCAAATCCAAGTTTGGAACGTCAAACCAAACTGCGATGAGTGGGATTCCTGCTGAAAGTAGATCTCCTACTGCTGTTGCTGTTACTGTCACTACTTCTGCTTCTGTTACCAGACAGATTACAAATACAGATGTTGATGCTGTAATTGTTACTTTAACTTGGCCTCAAATACAGGTAGCTGAAGATGATGGAGATATTAGAGGAGATACTGTTGAATATAAAATACAAATCCAACATGATTCTGGTGGTTATGTAGATAAAGTAAGCACTTCTGTTAGTGGTAGAACAGCAGATG